AAACATGAAAAAGAAGAAAAACATGAAAAAGAAGAAGAAGGAGAAAAAGAAGAAGAAGAAGAAAAAGAAGATGCTGAAAAAATTGTTTCAGAAGTTGATGAAGAAATGAAAGAATCTGAACAATCAGGAGGTGTTGAATTAGACACTGAATTAAAAAATATTTTAATGACCCTTAAAAAAGAAAATAATAGTTCAAAACAAAATTCAATTGCAGGAGGTAAAGGAAAAAAAAAGGGTGGTAAAAAATCAAGAAAATCATCAAGAAAATCATCAAGAAGAACTACAACCTCTGTAGATGATGAAGATGAAACATCTGCGATGAATTCAGATGTTGATACTGATAATGAAGATTATTTATCATCAACATCATCATTAAATACATCAGATATCAATATTAAACATTATAGATAAATAAAATTAAGAACTCTTCTATTAGAGAATTCTTAATTTATAAATTAAGATAACCATCTATCTAATGATACACTTTTTTTATAAACTTCACCTCGACGTCTACATTCTTCTTCTTTAATTAAATCATTAAATAATTCTGTTGCATCTTCTGGTTTTGCAGTTACCAATTCTAAAAATTGTATTGCAGGTAACATAATCTGATTCGTAATATAAAACATATAATCTAATTTTAAATTATTTTGAATAATATATTCTGGATGTTCTATTTTTTCTCCTTGTAAAACCTTCTGACCTTTTAATTTAGGAACTTCAATATATGCAAAAGGAACACGATCATTCATTTGTGGAGCAGTTGATCTTTTTTCTTTAATCATTTTTTGTGCTAGCATAACATGTCCAATATTAATAATATTTTGTTCATTTCCTTCAAAATCTAATAAAGGGTTACCTTTCGTATCTTTTTTAACTGTTGTTTTATATTTATTAATATCTTTAATTGTTTTAGATGTTACAAATTCTTTCACTGGAAATTTATTTTTAAATATATCCCTAATAATTTTTTTAGTAAATGTAATTGTTTTTTCACAATCAATTTCATTCATCATGATATCAATCATGCCTCCAATAACTTTCTTTACAATTTGAGCATTATCACGTCTCTTAAGTACAATTCCCATGGAAGTCATTGTAAACTCTTTGTCATCATCGGTATATTTATTTCCTACATATCTTTTCTTAGAAAAGATTGCAAATGGAAAAAATGTCTTTTCATATGATAATTCATGTGGAAATCTTAATCGCGCTTGTACAAATTTTGACACAAGGATTCCTAACTCAATTGCGGGTTGTAAAACTTCTTTGGTGTGAATTATTTCTTTTGTTTCTTTATTCATAATTACAAAATCATTAAATATAGAATCCGTATTATGTACAATCATATGTCCAACACCTGCTTGAAAATGATGATTTTTTGTTGTTAAATCATAAACATATTCATCATTAGAATATGGAATTTCATACATTTCTTTAATTTTATTATTTGATTCATATGTATTATCATTCTTAGATTTAATTATTATTCTATTATCTTCTAATCTATATTCTAATTCATGACCATGTTTATTCATAAATAATCCATATTCCGCAGCATATAATTGATCATATGTTTTTACTTCTTTATTAATTTGATTTATATTAAATTCATTAATAAACTTTAATCTAACATCATTAGAAAGATATGTATAATCAAAATGTAATAAACTATCACCTATTTTTAAATTTTTAGGTGACACTTTTTCACCATTTATTTTAATTAATGAATGATCATCTGTTACATCAACAATACTAGATGATGTTATTACACGTATCATTTTTTTATCTTTTGATAATTTGTGACGTATTATTCTTGTAACAGGAGTCCATCCTTTTTCTGTCCATGATTCTACACCAAATAATTCACATGATTCTTTTTCACTATTATTATAATTTGTCCATTTTGTTCCAAGTGTTTCTATCGGAATAATACTAATAATATTATTTTGTTTTATAATAACAGGTGTATAATATGCAACACTATCACCATACACCACTTTAGGTGCAATATCATATTTATCAAATACTTCAGTTACAACTTTAATTACCTTATTCACTTCCTTTTCATCATTTGCAAGTGTCTTTCCCATTTTATTCTTTAACTTTTCTGTTAGAAATTCATGTAATTTTTCTTTATTTTCATGATTTTCATAAATATACATTAATGTATTCTTAAAATCTTGTTCTACAAAGTTTTTTGCAATCATAATTTGTCTACGACCAACCGCTGTAGTTGATGCTGCTAACATCACATAACATACTGGTGATGTTCCTGCACCAATCTGACCATAAAGAGAATTTGCAGTTAGTTTTAATGCAAGTTGTCTGCCTTCATAAACCGCTTTCATAAATACATCTGTTTCTGTCTCCGCCATTTTTCTTACCGCTTTACGTTCAGTCAATAAATCATTTAAAATTTCTGGAATAACACCAAATTCACCCTCTTTTTTGGCATATTTACAAACCGTCTCTTCACTAGTTCCATCTGGTAATTTTTGATCAAATTTAATTACATTATAAGTGTAATCAGGTAAATTATCATATTGTTCATCATCTACATACATTTCATGAGAAATATTTTCTGCAATCATTGACGATGGATATAGTGATGAATAATCATTGACTGAAATTGGTACACGATGAAATTTTGGTTCAGGTGTTAATACAATTGCACCTTCATAACCAACTTTATCTTCATCACCTTCTTCTTTGTGCAATCGTGGTAAAACTTTAATCAAAAATCCTCTCTTTCTGCATTTTTTTGTTACAAGAGAATATGATTTAATACCTTGACCTCTTAAAAAGATCCATTGCATTGGAACACTTGAAATACTCGCCATTTCCATATTCTCAGGGATTTTGTTTAATTTCAATATTAATTTAATTGGTAAGACACAATCCTGAATACAATATTTTGCAATCGTTGCAATATCTTTAGAATCACCGCCTTCATATTGTTGAAACATAGTTCTTGCACTCATATCATCTTTCACCATCCCAGCATAAAAATATAAATGTTGTTTAATCTTCTTTTCAATCGTTTCATTATCAAGAATAAAAGATAAATTACCTCTTATCTCAATATAATTTTCACCAATATCAATAATCTTTAATTTATCACTAATTACATCATCTTCTTCTGAAACTTTAATAAAGTTACCAATCTTGAATTCACCTTTCTTTTTTAAGAATAATTTTGTTTTATTATCACTAATCTCGATTTTCTTAATAATCTCTTTCATAAAATGCTCAGAAACAGAATCTAATTTGTAACTGTTTAGTTTAAAATCTTTTTGGACTAATTTCATTAAATCGATTTGAACACGACCTACAGTATTATAGTAATGCATTAGATTATCACCTAATGCAGCAGATGATAGTTTTACATCTTCTTTAAATTGTGTTCTGGTTCCAATTCGACTTAGAAATCCAAATTCTGTTAATCTCAATAATTTCACTCGACCATTAATATATTTCTCATCGAAACCATAAATATTATAACCTGTTAAAATATCAGGATCTTCTTCCTGAATAATCTTTTGAAATTCTAATAATAAATCTTCTTCTTTTTTAAACGATCTTACAATAGTATCTTCTATTTCATCACAATCTTTTAGTGTTAATATATATTTTTTCATATCAACATCACCAAATGCATAAAATACCATACCAATTTGAATAATTGGATCTTCTTTTCTTTCAGATTGAGGAAATTGATCATCATGACTATAACATTCCAAGTCAAAAGAACAAATTTTAAATTTTCCCAGACCCAGTTTAGGATCTTCAGGAGTAAATGCATATTGTGAAACAATATGTTCTGCATTAATTCTCAAATGATAATCAGTATAAGTTTCAACGCTTTTTTCATTTCTATATTTACCTTTTGGTAATTTAATCCATCCACATGATTTAATATCTTGAACATGCATAAATCGTAACATTGGATCTAAATTTGATTCATATAATTGGAATTTTTCTGTTTTATTATCCATTCTAATTTCTAAAACACCATCTTTAGAACGATTATGATAAAATCGCATACTTGTATCCGTTTGAAATCGGATCATTAAAAAATTAAATTTCTTGCCACCTTTAAATCCATAAAAATCTTTCCATTCCATAGGGGTATAATCAAATATATATTGACCATGTTCTTTACTCATTCCTTTCATACCCATAATAAATTTTCTCACATTATTAGCGTTCCAACTTCTTGGTATTTTAACATAGAAAAATGGAAAAAAATTTACAACAGTTACTGTTAATGATAAACCAGTATTAGTTCTACCAAAAAATCTAATTACATAACGTTTATCTTCATCTTCTCCTATATTCTCAGATTGCCAATCGATGATATTACAATAAATATCATCAGTTGATGGTTTAATAGTTATTTCTTCCATTCTTACTATTAATTATTAATTCTTTATTTTTAAATTTAAATTTTTCAATTCTTAATGTATCTATGAATAATCACATTTGTGATAATCCAATAGATAATAAGTATATAGTTCCAAGATTAAATAGTTTACAACATCAAATAAATAGTCTATCAGGAGAAACAGGACCTACTGGTAATACAGGAAATACCGGTAATACAGGAAATACAGGGTGTACCGGTTCGATAGGTAATCCCGGAAATAGTTCTGGATTAATTTATTATTTTAATTACAGTGCAGGATCTGGAATATCTAATTATAAAACATTAAGTACAAGTCAAACAGTTAATGATGGAACTGCAAACGCAACCTCTATAAATGCAAATACTAGTAATGTATTATTAGGAAATTTTATTACTACTGTACCATTAAATACAACTTTTATTCCTCCTGGTATATGGGATATAAATATATTTGTTAGTGCAACAAATATTAATAATCTCAGTATTTACGCGGATATATTTATCAGAGATAGTTACGGTAATATTGCATTAATAGAACAATCTCAAAATCAGATTATTGAATATAATAGTATAACACAAATAACTATTTCTCAAAATATTCGATATACTTCAATTGGTTCTAATTCAGTATTAATCGCATTTTATGCAAATAATTTAGATTCTAATTCATCTCAAGTAACTTTGTATTTTGAAGGTCCTAATACTTATTCTCATGTTCACACTAGTTTTTCTACGATAGGACCGGTAGGTCCTACTGGTCCCAGCGGTGGTCCTACTGGTGCACAAGGTCCTAGTGGTGTTACAGGTAATACAGGACCTACAGGGGGATTTGTATTTCGTGGCGCTACTGGTAATGTATTATTTTATGATGGTGTTGCAGTAACTGGTACAACTGGATTTGGATTTACTACTGTAGATGCATTATCAGTATTAAATTTAAATAGTTCTCTTATACCTACACGAGATAACATTTTTACTCTTGGATTAACTGGTTATCGATGGAGAGAAGTTTCAATTGGTCCCGGGACATTAAATATTAGTGGTCCTAATGATATAGTTGCAGAAATGGGTACTGATAATGAAGGTATTATTTATACCAAACAAGGTTTTGCAACACCTTTTATTAATGTAGGTCCTGCAATTAATGAATTAAATCCTGGTGCTATAGGCGGATGGGTCGTTGGTCCTACTGGTACATATGGTGATTCACAATATGATTTAATTGCACAACAAAAATTAACTGGTGTTACAGTACCTTCTGGTTTAACTGGATCTGTTTATTCTCTAGTTTTAAAACCATCACCAAAACAAATTTTTGCAAGTGGTACACCTGGAACAAATGGACAAGTATTAACTTCTAGTG